AGAAGCTTGGACTGCTCGCTATCAACATGAAACCATTGCATTAGGGTTCAGTTTGACTCAGGAAGCTATCGAGGACAATCTTTACGATTCGCTTTCAGCTAGATATGTTAAAGCATTAGCTCGTGCAATGTCTTACACTAAGCAAGTAAAAGCGGCTTCTGTGTTGAACAATGGTTTTTCTGCATCTTATTTGATAGGTGACGGTAAAGCTTTGTTCGCTACAGACCATCCTTTAGTTTCCGGTGGTACTAACAGTAACAAACCAACTACTGACGCGGATTTAAACGAAACTTCTTTAGAAGCGGCTGTTATCCAAATCGCTGGCTGGACAGACGAACGCGGTCTTTTGATTGCAGCTAAACCTAAAAAGTTGATCGTTCCACCTGCGTTACAATTTGTTGCAACTCGTTTACTGGAAACAGAACAACGTGTAGGCACTGCTGACAATGATTTGAACGCAATCAAATCAAATGGTGTTATCCCTGGTGGTTATACTGTTAACCATTTTCTTACTGACCCAAATGCTTGGTTCTTATCCACAGATGTGCCTAACGGGTTAAAACATTTTGTAAGAGCACCAATCAGCAATGATATGCAAGGCGACTTCGAAACCGGCAATGTTCGTTATCGTTCTAGGGAACGTTACGTTTTCGGCGTAAGCGATCCGTTAGGAATGTTTGCAAGTTCCGGCGCATAAAGCTAGTTAAATCAACAACTTAGCTTAAATTAAAGCCCTCTCCGGAGGGCTTTTTTATGTCCGAAAGAAAAATAATTAAATATTTGTGACAAAATCACAAAACAGTGATATAGTATCTCTCAGTACAACAATATCGGAGATGCCCAATGAAAAATGTAATATATAAAATACGTAATGTAACCAATAATAAGTTTTATGTTGGGAGCACTGTTGATGCCCGAATCAGGTTTCAAACACATAAAAGAAAATTACGCTCAGGAAAACATCAAAGCCCGCATATGCAAGCCGCTTGGAACAAATATGGCGAGGATTGTTTTAAGTTTGAAGTTGTTGAGCAAGTTGATTGTTCTGAAAATTTATTAGTCGCTGAACAAGTTTGGTTGGACGAACATGCTGGAAAACCTTATTGTTATAATTGGGCAACAGACGCTAGTGCGCCAATGCGGGGTAAAAAACATTCTAAAGAAAGTATTATAAAATGTACTGAAGCGGGTAAAAGATGCCCAAAAGGTGTTGATTCAGTGTTGTATGGTGTGGCGAGAAGTGAAGAAACAAAAGCTAAAATATCAGAAAAATGCAAAGGTTTACCGAACAAAATGAAAGGTCTTAAATTGTCTGAGCAAGGTCGAGCAAACATATCTGCGGCAGTAAAAAGAGGAGAAGATTCTTTTTGGTATGGTAAACGACCTCCTATTGCAGACATATCCCAAAAAGAAATAATAGCTTTGTTACCAGATCAAACAACAAGACATTTTGTGAGTTTATCTAATATGCGTGACACATTAGGTGTATCTGTAGCTACAATTATTCGCGCATGTAAATCAGGACAACCTATACGACAAGACGTTTGTGCAGGATGGGTTTTATCTTATGCGGATGGTGAACAAAACAAAGCACCTAAGATACCTGAAGAGTTTTTAAATTACCCTAGAACTAGACAGTTAGCTAAAGATTTAGGTGTATCGGAATACTTTACAGGTGTACCTTGTAAACGAGGACATATCTCTATTCGTAAGACCAAAGGAACTTGTGTTGTTTGTTTAAGAGAATCAAAATAAACCCCTTGCAATCAAACTAAAAAGGTAGTATAAGTATCCTCATACCGAGATAATTTTCGGCTTAATAGACTGCTCTCGGCAGACGCATAGAAGACTATTAGGCTTTAACTTTCTATGAAGGAACTATCATGTCAAGAACTACCTTTTCAGGCCCACTAAAAGCTGGCAACATTCGTTATAATCAATATAAAAACGTAGGTTCAGCTGTACTTTCTCAAGTTATCCAAGTACCTGTTAACACAGGTGGCTTAACAGCAACCAGCACACCTATCTATATCCCTGCGGGTAGTCAGATTGTTGATATCCGTATCACAACTTCTGTAGCATATGATTCTGCAACTTCAGCAACATTGACTGTAGGTAAAACTGCGACTGGTACTGAATACGCTGGAGGTAATGCTAAAACAGCAGGTCTAGTCACTACTACTGTTACCGCAGCTCAAGCAACTAACTGGTTAGCCACACCTTCAGATGTAACATCTGTAACAACAGGTTCATTCCCAACATCAGTTATTTACGCACAGATTATTTCTGTAGGTCAACCTACAGTAGGTAATGCAGTAGTCACTGTAATATACACTCAACCTGACGATCGTTCTACTTTCTCTGCTCAATAAGTAGGAGACTGAGATGAGTATGCAAACTGACGTTAAGAGCGTCCATGCTAATGGAGGTACGACAGGTGTCGCGGTCTCATTATTAACTGGGCGTTTTAGGGTAAAAAGTGTAATTATTGTTGGCGGTGCTGGATCAGGTACAGTTAAACTATCTGATGGAGCTACCTCTGCAAATACTGCTGTTGGTATTACTGAGTTAGAATTAGATACAGGGGCAAACTCAAACGTAGTTAATGTCCTACTTCCTGGTGAAGGTATCTTGTTTGAGAACGGTATTTGGTATACACCTACAACCGTCGTACCGATCGGTATTACAGTCGTTTACGCATAGGTGATACATTATGCCAGAACACATGCGAGCAACTGACCCTGAAGTGCGCACTGCTAGAGAGTTAGCTGAACACGGATCTGACATCAAACACCTACAGGCCGATATGGATAAGATGAGTGATGATATGGAAGAGGTTAAAAAGACTCTTCAAAGTATTAGTAAGACACTCGCTGAAGCCCAAGGTGGTTGGAAAGTAATGATGATGGTTGGTGGTTTCGGTGCAGCGATAGGTAGCCTTATCGCATGGATACTTAACTTTATTAAACCTTAAACTATGGCAACTAAAACACCAGTATTATCAGTAGGTCGAGGTGAAAAGTTACCTGTATCGAAAGGTGCAGGACTAACTGCTAAGGGTCGCGCTAAGATAAACAATGCTACTGGTTCTAATCTAAAAGCACCTGCACCAAATCCAAAGACTAAAGCGGATGCTGGTAGGAAGAAATCATTTTGCGCCAGGATGAAACCTATCGCAGAAAAATCAGAAAAAGGTAGCCGCGCTAGAGCATCCATGCAAAGATGGAATTGTTCATAATAACCTAGTGTAAGGAGAAGGCGTATTCCATCAAAATCAGCCAAACAACATCGCTTTTTCGAGATGATTGCCCATAATCCAAAAGCAGCAAAACGTGTAGGCGTACCGCAAAGTGTCGGTAAAGAATTTGTATCTGCCGATAAAGGCAAAAAATTTAAAACAGGTGGCGAGATGAAAAGTAAACCCGATCTAAAGAAATTGTTCAAAGGTAAAGAGTCAGTTAAAGAAGAACTGAAAGAAGCTAAAGCAATCAAGTCTGGTAAGATCAGTCCGATGCAATACGCTAAAGGCGAACAGTCTGAAAAGAAAATGAAAGCCGGTGGTGCATGTTACGCTAAAGGTGGATTGACTGGACGTGGCGATGGTATCGCTTCTAAAGGCAAAACCAAGTGTAAGGTGATCTAATATGAGAAACGCTAACAAAGATGAAATGGCTAACGCTGACCTACAAAGAAAGATGGTCAACCAACCACGCACTGCACCTAAAGCTAAACCCGTAGCGAAGTCTACCTTCAAACCAAGAGTGTCTGACGAAGCTAACGATACGTTGCGTCCTGAAGATATGCAAAAGATGAAGAAAGGTGGTAAGACTAAGTGTATGGCTAAAGGCGGTTTAACAAGCCGTGGTGACGGTATTGCCTCTAAGGGCAAAACCAAATGTAAGTACGTCTAATTAGGAAACATATATGTCTGATGTAAAGATCTCTGGATTACCAAGCTCGACAGGTGTTGCCCCTGCGTCAGACTATATTCCTATTGTCCATAACGGTACGACTGAGAAAGTAACACCACAAGAATTGTTTAATGCAAACACTCTTTTGTTACCTGTCTATGCGGATAACGCAACAGCGGTAACAGGCGGTCTTGCTGTCGGGTATTTGTACCAAACAACAACTGGTGAAGTTAGGATCGTTGTGTGAGAGCTTCACGTGGAATGGGCGACATTAACCCGTCCAAAATC